ATCGCTTCCGGCAAGCATGATGATGGGCACAATGCGGTCCCCCGAAGCCGAAGGGTCTGACCCCACCAGCTACTACGGAGACGGCCCTGCTGGCACGGATGAGTTTGGTGTAACCAGCGAAGGGGTTCAAGATATCTTTGGAGCACCCTCATCGCAAATGCCCTATTACTCAAGAGGTAGTACCGATGGGCTTTACCCTATGGCAAATCAAAGAGATGTCCCACCTATTGCGGCTGGAGAACTTCAGCAATTAAAAGATGATGAAGGCGGCTTTGAGTTTCAAAGCACAGTTAAGCGGCACAAAAGAGTCACAGGGGAGCCTTACTCTGCGGAGGTTTCGGACGACGGAACCAAGATATACTGGGCCTATAAGGACTCAGTGGGCCTTGAAACAATTGGTCACGGCTTTAATTTAAGAAAAAAAGGCGCAGCCTCTGCTCTTATGAATGCTGGAATTAGCAAAAGCGTAGACGACTTAAAAAGCGGCAAAGAGTCTATTACGGAAAACGAAGCTGAGCTTCTTCTTAACTCTGAGCTTTCTCACTTTGAGGAGCTTGCTGAAAAGTGGGTAGGGTCAGACACCTGGAACAAGCTTACTGACGACAGGAAAAGAGTTATTTTCAACATGGCATTTAATATGGGAGGCAACGCTTTTACAATAAAAAGCCTCCCAAAGCTTCTTTCTAAAGCGGTGAATAGCCAGCTACAGGAAGATTACGACGCCGTTGCAAAAAGAATGATGGAGTACAAGTGGTCAAAGCAGGTTAAGGATAGAGCTTTTCGCTTATCCGAGCGAATGAGGGGCCGAAATCCTTTTGCTAGAGAAAGCTATATGGAAATGGCTGAAGGCGGAGTACCTGAGTTTGATACGGGTGATACAGGATCAAACGCAATGAACCTTCAACTTAGACTTTAAAGGAGAGAATTATGCCCTACGTAGACTCAATAGGTATGCCCGCTGGCTACACAAACAACAGCCCTTACGGACCTCTTCAGGCAGAAGACTTGTATGCTAATCCAGTGCTCCAAGAGGAGCCGCTGAACCCTGTTGCGGATGGCAATATGTTTCCAGCAAGCCCAATGTTTGACGCACCGCAGCAGCAAATAATGCCGCAGCTGGCCCCTATGCCGCCCGCTTATGGACAAATGCCGCCTGAAATGATGGGACAGGTTCCGCCTGAAATGATGATGGAGGGCGGAGCACCCGGGCTCCCTTCTGGCCAGCAAATGGCACCGGAAGCAATGGGAGATATGGGACCAGAACAGGGCCTGATTCAGCAAGAGGGCATGAGCCCGCAGGATGCCGGGGCGCTGCTCAGGGAGAGGCTCCTTCGTCGGCAGCAGCGACTGTCGGAAACATCGATGCAGTTTGCAGATAACGCACACCAACTAAATAGGTAATTTATTATGCCTGAAGAATCTAAGAGTGTTGATTTTGCCGGTCTTATTGACGGGTATACAGCCGCAGACCGATACGACCCAACAGAGGAAGACAAGGAAATTGTCTCTAAGTTAAAGGAGTGGTTTACCGGGGCGCACGATTCAAAACAATATTACGAGCGAGACTGGGAATTATACCGGCTTTATTTAAAAGGCGACCAGCTTGTAGTTAGACACAAGGACACGGGTGAAATTGTTAGGCTTACGGCTGAAGACTCAAAGAGACTTCGCAGCGTAAATAACGTATTACGCCCTACTGCCCGCTCCCTTGTTGGTAAATTAACCAGGACAATTCCAACGTGCACTGTTTTGCCAGCCACATCTGACTTTGAAGAGCAGCATGGGGCTCGAGCGGCATCAGGGTTTCTTCAGTATTTGCGTAGAAAAGAAAACCTGGACGTAAAATACTTGGACGTAAATAATAAATTACCCTGGGCAGGCAACTCATTTATGCAGGTTTCCTGGGATTATGCAGGCGGAGAAGATATTTCCTACTGCGAAATTTGTGATTATTACGAGTACAAGCACGACTCGGTAGATGAGGAGTGCCCCCAGTGTGCGGCTCAGAAAGAAGCTGAGGCGGCCATGATGGCAGAGACTCAGTCGGCTATTGCCACTGCGCAAATGCAAGATGTAGCAGCTGGAGCCTCCGCGCACCCCATACCCCTGCCATCCCCCGACAGCATGCAGCTTGGCCCGCTTCCCCTGGACGCCCCAACGCCTCCGCTAATTGCAGCAAATGAAGGCGATATTAAGGTTCGGGTTCGTGATCCTCGAGATGTTTTTATTGATCCCGGCGCAGAGTCACTTGAGCAGGCCCAGGTTGTTTGCCTTAGAGAAGTTGTTTCCGTTGCCCAGGCCCGGGCCCGCTTTCCTGATTTTGGAAATATTATTAAAAGCGAGGGAGATATTCAGTCTGACCACACGGCGCAAGCCAGATACAACAGCACAGACACCTACGGTAACTCAGAAAGCCTGGACGACCACTGTTATATCTACGAATTTCACGAAAGAAAAACTCCGCAATATCCAAAGGGTAGATGCATTTTTATGATTAATGACACCATCGTTCGCGAGATGGAGTCTCCTTATTATATGTTTAATCGGTTTCCTATTTTTCATTTTATGTTTGATAAGAATGATGGGGAGTTTTGGGGCGAACCATTTCTTGCTCAGTCGTGGCATCGGCAACGAGAGATTAATCAAGTTGAAACGCAAATACGCGAACATGTTGAGCTTTTGTTGCGTCCTAAATTCTTTAAAGCTATAGGCTCAAGAATTACTGCGGATGAATTAACAGCCACCTCTGCGCAGGTAGTCACATATAATGCGGCAGCTGGTCGTAATTACTTTGAATCACCCCCGCCAATTCCCCAGGACGTGTTTCGACGCAATGCGCAATTAGCCGCAGACATTCGGCAGCAAGCTGCGGTTACTGATCAGGAAGCCGGAATCACTATGTCTGACCCCAATGGTCGGGCAATGGCAATTATTGAAGCCGAGGCAGATCAACAGGTTGGCCCAGTAATCATGCGGAATAACTCAGAGTGGCGAGAAATGCACAGATGCGCATTGATGCTCGTTCAGTCTTATTATCACCCCGATAGAAAGTTTACGGTTATTGGTCCGGATGGAATGCAGACCTATAGCTTTGATGCAATTAGGCTTTCTCCAGGGTTTGATATTCAGCTTGAGCAAGAGGATGGGCTAAGTAGAAACCCGGCTGTTCGCTTAACTCAGGCAATGGACCTATTAAATGCAGGCGTCTTTACCGATATGCAGACCGGTGCTCCAGACATGAAGGCTTTTATGCGACACGCGAAGTTAAAGCTTCCTCAGTCTGGTTATGATGCAGAGTCAACCGAAAGAGCCGTGGCAAGCCGTGTGCCGTACCTTATTGAAAACGGCGAGCAACACATACCTTCTGTGGAGGATGACCCATTTATCTTTGCAGAAGAGCTTCTGGGCTGGCTTAGAGGGCCAGGAAGGCGTTCTTCTGATGAGGTCAAGGGAATGGTTAGGGAAATATGGATGTTCTACACCGCATGGGCATCGCAAGGAATACCCCCGGCAGAGGTTGATGGCATGCAGGGTGTTCCGAACACAGCTGGCGCTGGCCCCGGAGGACCGGATCAAAGCGCTCCGGGCGGAACAATGAACCGCCCAGGCAGAATCCAGGAGCCCGGAAGGGGTGGCAGCATTGGGCAAGAAGCTGGTCAGCAAGTAGGTATTGCAGACAGGCAAGCCGAAAGAGCGGCAAGGGTAACCTCTGAGCGAGAAGGCTAGTCCGGCATTTATTAAAACATTTACCTTATGGGCATAATTTAGAATTTTTTATTTTATGCCATTAAATTTGTTTCACGTGAAACTTCCGTTTACACGTATCCATTTGGCAACTCCCAAGCACATTTAATCGACATGTGTTGACACAAGCTGTATCCAGCTGTTTAATCGTACTGCAATTTACAAGTTGCATCCGAGTCGATGCCGTAAGCGTCGTAGTTACTTGTGGAGAGCACCTGTTCGTTTAGCAAACGTAATTTGCAAAGAAAGAGGATTGAGATGGCAGATGTTTCGATGGGTAATGTGGACGCTCTTGGTGATAACGAAGGGTTTCCGCTGGAAGGCGCTGTTGATGATTCAGCAACTCACAACTTTTCTGAGTTTCAGGAATTAAGTGATGAGCTTGGGGAAGCAGCAGGGTTTGAAGAAACAGAGGCTGAGGATACGCTAGAAGGTTTGCCTGAAGGTGACCCGGGAATTGATAGTCTTGCTTTTGAGGATCAGCCAGAGGAGCCAGCCGAAGAAAAGGCCGGAAGCTCTCGCGCTCAAAAAAGAATTCAATCTCTGGCTAATCGAAACAAGCAGCTTGAAGAGCATGTCCAGCAACAGAACTATTATTTTCAGCAACAGCTGGCAAATATGCAGCAACAAATGCAGCAGCAGTCCAGAAGCGGAAATAATGATGCGTTGAGCAGGCAAATGGAAATGCAGCAACAGCAGCTCCAGATGCTTTCAAGGCAGAAAGAGGAGGAGAGTTACAGTAAGCTTACTCCGCTTGAGCAGCTTAAGGTGGATATTCTTAAGGAAGCAAACACCAAAAGCAGTTCAGCAGCAGAGTCTCAGATTGCAGCATTGCGTGAAGAGATGAATAGTGAGCGAGCTGCACGGGCAAAGCAGCAGGAAGAAGCTGATCGTAGGGCCAGATATGACTACTACAATCGGCAAACATCTGAAGCTACAAACCAAATTCTCCTAAATGGTTTTGAAAAAGATACGGTTAAAAACCTTTCCACTGATGCAGAGGAAATGGTTTTAGCCATGGCAGGTGCTTACGGGATCGAACCCAAAGATGCGGCTGTTAGACTAAAGAATTACCTGGACACCTACGCTCGAGCAGCAATGTCTGTTCGGTCAAAGACCAAGGGTAAAAAAGTCCGACAGGGCAGGGCAGTCCCAAGACCCGCAGCGGGGGGCAGGCGAAAAGCGACTAAAGGCATGGGAATGCCATCGCTATCTCAGCTCCGCAAAGCAGGGTTTGACAGCCACATAGACTGGATCGCGGCCAATGAGCCAGCGGTTTAGAGGAGTTAATTATGGCAGGTGTTAATATTGGAAACGTGGGTCTAACGTTTACCCGTTTTTTAGACGGTGTAGTTGAGACCCTTAATCATACTTCAAAAGCTCGTTCACTGGTTCGCCAGGAGGACAAGTGGACTGGTTCTCATATTGAGGGCAAGATCCACACAGCACGTAGTACTTCTATTGGTTACGTCGAGGATGGCGGTGCCTTCCCTGTAGCTGACAAGCAGGACTACCAAACCTATCAGGCTACGCGTAAGTTTACCGTAGGCTCTGTTCAGATTACTGACGGTGCCATGGCAACTGCAGCGAAGTCTCCAAACGTAGCGCGAGACGTTGTTACTTCTGAAGTCAAAGGACTAATGAATAACATCCTCAAATTCGAAAACGGTTTCTTCTTTCGAGATGGAACAGGCACTGTAGCAACTATTGCAAATGGTCATTCAACTGCAGCGGATTGCCCTGTTGATGATGCCCGAATGCTTTGGGACGGCGGAACATACAACATGTTTAACGCTGCTCTCACATCCAAGGATGGCGACGTTGTTGTTTCAAATGTTGAAAGCGCACTAAATGCAGATGGAAATTCTCTTGTTAACTTTACAGGGGCTCTTCCTGCAACCAGTGCGGATAGCGATGTTTTGGTCTGGAACGGCTGCGTTAACCGCGCTGTAACAGGTCTTGATAAGCTAATCGGTGACTCAGCATCAACGTTTCAGAACATTGATGTAGCAGCTTTTCCTCGCTACTCGTCCACTGTTCTTAGTAACAGCGGAACTAAGCGTGATCTAACCCCATCATTGTTTCGGCAAATGCTTGCAGGCATTCAGCAGCGAAGCGGCTCAGAGCGTCCATCGGATGGCCTAACTGTTCTTTGCGATAGCTGGCAGGCAATCAATGTTGAGGAGCTTTACGAAGGTGAACTTCGT